CAGGTATTGCGTCATAATCAGCACCACCATCATTTAAAGTTATTGCTGTTACAGCTCCTCCTGACAAAGTTGCTGTTGCTACTGCTCCTGCTCCTGGGCCGTAAACCTTGGTTGTTACATCATCAAATTTAAGTATGAGGTCAAATCTTTGTAATGTTAGACCATTTGTTTGGTATGTGTTCTTTTGGACTCTAGTTACTGTTGCATTCTGTGTGTTTAATGCTGTAACTGAGCCTGTTGATTGATAGTATCTAATGTCAACCTTTTTACCTGTTAGGTCTAAAGGCTCTAATAATCCTCCATGTTCTGCTTCTTGTAGTTTAACTCCTTGTTCAACACTATAAAAGGCGTCAGAAGGTTTAAGAATATATCTGCTAGGGTATTGTACTTCAACATTCTCTCCATACATTAACCTAAAAAATGTTTCTATTGATTCCTTGTTACCTTTAGCTTCATAAAAGTCTTTAGCTCTTTTATAAAAGAAGCGTTTGTCTACTTTTATGCTCTTAGGGAAATCATTTGCAAGAGCTCCACGCCATTTATCTAAAAAGGCTTCTTGTGCATAGTCAATATCATTACTGTAATTTACTATTTCATCACTTTGCTTAGCATCTTGATCCATAAATTCATAATACTTTTTAAGGAAAGTAACGAACGTAGGGAAACCATCTCTAATATGTTCTGGAAATTGTTCTTCTATTAAGAAGGAAGTGTTTCTTGTTTCTGTTTTTATATCACCTTGTGCGGCATCTAATACTACTGTTGCCGTTGCACCTGTTGCCGTTGTGTCAGATGCATGTGGCGTTATAGTAACTGTTGGATTCGTTGTATAACCTGTTCCAATGTTTGTAACTGTAATAGCTGTGATTGCACCACTAGATACTGCGGCTGTTGCTGTGGCTCCTGTACCACCACCACCTGCGATTGCTATCGTAGGTATATTGTTATATCCCGTACCACCTGCCGTAACGGTTATAGATGAAACGTATCTATAAAATGATGGGATATAGTCTGTCATTAGATCTCTTCTACTTCAGGTGTTGCTGTTATTACTGTACCCGCTCTTGAATTTATTGTTGAGCTCACCACACTATCATCTAGTGTCAATACTGTATTTCTTGAGGGTTTGGCAACGACTGCAGCTGTAGAAGTATCTGAGGTTCTAATTAATGCTTGTGTTGTTATGTCCTTTATAGAATCATGAGGGGTGACTTGTATTCTTAATGTTGCTTCTGTTCCATATAATGCGTTTATTGTTGTGGACGGAATATTTACTGTCCCTGAATCGTAGTCTATTGTGCCAATAGATGATACAGTGGTTCCTGTAGATGTAACTGCATAAACTGTTCCTGATCCACTATACAAAGGTGCCACTACACCTGCTGTTGGAACATCTTTTAATAAGACTCTACTTGTTGTGCCAGATATTGTTATATCAAAATATGTACTTGTAAGTTCTCTTGGCTGTAACTTTTGATTAAATTTAACCGTATAATTTTTAGCCACCGCTAGATCTGGTTTAATTCTTTTTTGTAATCTGTTTTGTATATTTACAGATATTATTGCATCATTAGATGCTGTAATACTATCATGGAGTCTTGAATAATAAAAACTCTTGTTCAATTTATTTAAGTTATTATTAAAATAAGAGCCTATACTTGTTAATACTTCTCCCTCTATTTGTCCTTTTGATAACGTTGTTAATTTAGGATTATATACTACTCCTACATCTAAAGAAACGTAAGTGTATTCTGGATCTACGAATTCAGGAATAATTGATACCGGAGTTTTAGGTTCTATAACAGCAGTCTTAATATTATCTTTATCTGATTCTGTTATAACAGTTCCCAATACAGGATTAAGTGATATAAACACTTTGCCATATATAGGTGGATCATTTTTCTCTCCGCCCCAAACAGAACATGATTGTATATTAGGATTGGCTGATAATATAAGTGTTTCGTAGTCTTGTTCTGTAACTGCTCTGTCTCTCGTTGCGTTAAATCGAGGAGCATTAAATCTAATTTCATCTATTGATTCTTGAATGGCGCCTCCGCCTGATGCTGAATGTGTTGTATTATAAACTGTCTCCCCTGATGTTGCCAGGGTACTTGCAGCTGCAAAAGATTTGGCTGTATTTGCTGTTGTTCCATTAGTGTTTATATAATCAATTATAACAAGGTTGCCATTAGATAATTTTTTACCTATTACATCATCTCCAAATCTTACTTGAAATAAACCATCGGCTCCTTCTTCTACAAAATACGCTTTGGTGTCTGACTTAACATTTAAAAATGTTGAATTTAAAGTGTAAACTGTCGTAGTTAAATCTGTTGTTGAATTTTGTACTCTGACTCTTAATGTAGTTGTGTCTACTCTATCATTAGGTATTACATAAGGTCCTGCTTCTTTGCCTGTTGATACCACAAATTGATTCGATACTCTTAATCCTTCTTTAATAGTTAGGCCTGCAAAAACAAATTGTGTTAGGGCTGTAGATGATGCCGACTGTCCTGTGTACATACCATAAGCCAGTCCAGAAGATATTGTTGTATTTTCTCCTGTAGAAAGTTGGGATCCTAAACTTTCTTGTGCTTCTTTTTTACCACTGTTAGGGGCATAAAATGTTACACCACTATATTCTGTAAATGTATAACTCGTTGATCCCGTTCCACCGGTGTCTGCTGTATCTGCTGCTGCGTTTGTTAGGTACAAAGGAAAATAATATCCGGCACCTAGTGTTGCGTGTGTTCCATATAACCAATAAGGTCCTGTTCCACCGGCTGTTACTGCCTGAGTCGTGGTAGTGCCTGTAGGATAAAATTTAAATGTTGTTCCATCTATTGGTGATGTAAACGTAGAATCCCTTGACAGTACCAAGGTTGTTGCCGTATAACTACTCGGAACCGTTACTGCTAAATTAATTTTCGCTGCTGAACAACGACTAGATCTGGGTGTATAACCTAATGCTTTTGCTATTGATACTACAGATTCCCTCTTAATAGCACTATCAATGAAGTTTTCATTAGCTAACATGTGTGCTAATATGCCATTATAGTGCGTATTATATGCTAATAAGTCTATTAAAACTGCTAGGCCTGAGCCTTCAAAGTTATAATCTGTAAATTCTGTTTGACTATTTAAAAAGGCCTTAAGGTTTGCTTTTATATTGTCAAAGTCTAATTCTGTTACGTTTAATTGTGCCATTTATTTACCTCAGCCTCGTAAGATTTACTGTTAAATCCGCCGGTTCGTTTATTCCTTGTATTAAAAATCTTATAGTTACTTCATAAGCATTGTGATCATAATCAGGCCTAACATCTATATTAAGAACTGATACCCTCGGTTCATAATTCAGTATTTGTTGTTCAATAGCACGCGCGATAGACGTTTCTACTCCAGGGCGCATTGGTTCAAATAACATTTTATAAATCGAAGAGCCTAGCTCTGGATGAAAAGGTCTTTCATACGGCTTTGTTAAAATCAAATTCATTAATGCTTGTTTCACAGCATTGATATCTAACTTCTTGTTTACATCTCCAGAAAGAGCGTTATTTGTAAACAACATATCAAAGTCTTTATATAATCTTGCTATTTGTAATTTTTGTGTTGCCATAATAGTATTTATATCAATAATCGAAATCTGGTAACTCTAAATTTAAAAATTCTTCAGCTTCTTCTTTCGCTCTTGTTCCTACATCTACCTCAATCTCACCAATAACAACAGGAGGTAATTTTCCTCCTTTTAATATTGCAGCAGGATCTATATCTGGGAACGAAGTTGGTACTCCTTTAACGGTAATCTCGACTCCTTCTTTTTCAATATTAGGTACTAACTTACAAAGACTGTCTAAGTCTATAGCTCCTGACATTAACAAATTATGTAAATCATCGAAGTTTCTAATATCACCTAAGTCTACATTGCCCCATTTCTCTTTCATATAATCTAATTGGTTTTTTATTTGAGGTAACGCAAAATGGCCTAAAATAACAAATTTTAGTAAATCCTTAACATCGTCATGTAGTGTCTTGTTTGCCGGAGACAAAACTTTATTAATAATACTAGGGATCATATTTTCCATTTTCCCCATTACTCCGTTAACGGTGTCTAAAGCGTCATTTTTTATATCGTTTATTTTTCCTAAAGGTGATGAGTTTACAGCTGCGTCGAATTTATCTTCAGCAGCTTGTACCTTGTCTGCAAGTTCTTTTAATTTTTCGCTAGGTCCGCAACTCATTTCTTATCCATTTGGTGTTGAAGTTTCTTGTGTTCCAGGAGTTGGTGAGCTTGATCCGCCAGTTCCAGGTACTTCTGTATGTGTATGTTGTGTATGTGTAATACCAGCTACTGTAATCTCGCCACCACTATAAGTAATGTCTGCTGTTGGAGATGTTAATGTATGTGTCCCGCCTATTGTTTCTGTGAGAGTACCACCTATTGTATCTGATTTAGTTGTAGCTACATCTAATATTTGGTCTGCTAAAGTTTTTAATGTCATTGTTTCTCCAGAGCCTACTTCTAATACACCACTTGCTGCAAGGTAAACATTACCTCCTGCTAAAAGCTTATATGTGCCGACTGCTTCAATTCCAACATCTCCTTTAACCGTTTTAATATCTTTACCGTATGTTTTAGCAACGGTTTCTGCAACAGAATCTACTCTGCTTTGCGCTATACTAATTGTTTGATTTCCTATTACTGTTTCTGTGTCATCTAATGCAACACGAGCTGTTCTGTTTCCTTTAATTGTTTGTGTTACATCTGTTATAACCGATTTAATGTCGTTACCATTTATTTTTGTAACCCTTGATCCAAGAATAGACAAGAAATAATCTCCTTCGATTTCTTCATATTTGTCTCCCTGTACTAATAATTTAGCATCTCCTGCTATTGTAACGTTACATGATCCTCTTATAAGAACATTATTATCCTTAGCAATAATTTCATAATTATCGCCTACAATGTTTGTAACCTTTGTTCCATCATTATGAATTTCATAGTTTGTACCTGATGGATGGTATTCGTGAATTCTTCTGTTTGACTCTGTATTATCTATTTCAAATACATGTCCTGCTCTAGTCTCTCTAACTATATTAAAAGGATATAATGATGCCCATTCTTCATCTCCAGGTATTGGAGGCTTATCTGGGTTATCTAATAATTCTTGTGCTGCGTCAAAATATTTGGCTTCGTCTTTTGATTGTCCTCTTGGGTGTGGTTCATCCCACGTTGCTCCTTCGTAATCTTTTCCTGATATATCATCTAATATAGAATCACCGGTTTCCACTGACACTGA